TGAAATGGATCGCTGTTATTTTATAGCTGTCAACAAAAACACAGATGAGATCTATGGTGAGAGGATCAAGCTCGACAGGGCAGAAGCAAAAGCGCTGATTAGCAAAGCTGAAAACATTGTATTCTCTGCCCTACCGCCAGATAAACTGCACGATGATCCGAGTAATTGGCAGTGCAAGTTTTGCCCTTACTGGGCTGTGTGCCACGGCTGCAAGATTCCAGAGGTTAGCTGTCGGACGTGCAGCCATGTGACGCCAGAGCAAGATGGCACTTGGAGCTGTTCAAAGGGTAAGCCTACTGTCACTTGTGATGAGCATTTGTACATCCCACAGATCATGCCGCCAGACCTAGAGGTGTCAGACGCTGGTGATGATTTTGTTGATTATGAGGATCTGGACAGCGGAGAAATAATCCGCAATCAAAACAACAGCCGCGAGATATTTGAATCGAGGATGCGTGATGAGTGATAACAGGAACCTTCAAAAGTTGGTACGAAAAATTATTAACGCCATGCCAGATGAAATTAGTGATGAGGAATTGGTGTGTATAATATTGAATTTGGTGATGTTATATTCACGCCACGAAAATTGGCCAAAAATTCAAAGCGACGTTGGAATTAATATTGTCATGGAAGTGATGGGCAAAAAAAATGATGTAAGACGCGCCGTCCAAGATGCAGACGATTTTTTGGGGAGAATTGTCAATGACGCTGGATGAGGAAAAAATATTAAGCGTTAGATTAAGTCGATCAGAAATATCAGAAGCAAAGCAAGCTGCTGCACTGCGTTGGCAATTAGCAAGAGCTAGTGGGATTGCTAATCAACGCAGAGATAACAGGTCAGACGGAGACATTGATCTTTTAGGTGTCAAGGCTGAGATAGCCGTGGCGAAGGCATTGCAGCTTCCATACAAAGTTGCGGCACTTGGAGTCGATAGTGGGGCAGACATCTGGGCAGATGATGTTGGAATTGATGTGAAATCGACATTTTATCAAACAGGAAAATTGCTGTTTAAGTCTCTGGAGGCATTCGTTGCTGAGTATTCTATATTGGTTACCGCATCAAACAAAGAGGATGTGATGCGCGTTATCGGTGGCATAGGCAGAGATAGATTTAAGTCAGATTCATTTCAGACTGACCTTGGTAAAGGCCCATGTTGGGTGGTTGAGCAAAATATGCTGACGCCGATAGAAGATGTCTGGCTGGGTTTTACACAGTGGAGGATGCGCTAATGACGTTTGAACTTCGAGATTATCAGAAAGAGGCTGTCGATGGCCTGTACAATTACTGGGCTGGAAAGGCTGGCGATAACCCTCTGATTGTTGCGCCGACAGGATCTGGCAAGACGGCTATTATCGCGCAGTTGATTAAGGATGCCATGAGCTATCCTGACACAAGAGTTCTGGTTGTGACGCATGTGAAAGAGCTGCTGGAGCAGGGCGCAAGTGGGCTGCTAAAACTCTACCCAGAGGCTGATTTTGGCATATACAGCGCAGGGTTGAAGCAGAAGGTTCTAGACCGCCCAATCACGTTTGCAGGCATCCAGAGCGTCTGGGAGAGGGCGTATGACATTGTGCCAGCTCCTGACTTGGTTTTGATCGATGAGGCACATCTATTGCCCAAAAATACCGAGACACGATACAATCGATTTATTGCCGATCTGAAGGTTTGCAATCCACTGGTGAAAGTGGTTGGGCTTACAGCCACGCCGTACAGATTAGACACAGGATATTTGCATCAAGGAAAGGGCAGAATCTTTGATGGGATTGCCCATGACATACCTGTGGGGATGCTGATGGAGCAGGGGTATCTCTCCCCGGTCATCTCGAAGGGTGGTGTTAAGCAGATTGATTTGACAGGCGTTGGCAAGCGAGGCGGTGAGTTTATCGAAAGCCAGCTTGCCACGGCTGCGTCTGATCCAGAATTGGTCAAATCAACTGTCGAAGAAATTGTAGATCTGGGGTCTGATCGAAAAAGCTGGCTGGTGTTTAGTAGTGGAATAAATCATGCAAATATGTTGGCTGATGAGTTCGAGGGGCAGGGGATAGACGTTGGTGTGGTGACAGGTGGCGACAGCAGTGCTGTGCGCGAGAGGACCATTGCTGACTTCAAGAGCGGTCAACTGCGATGCCTGATTAATGTGAACGTGCTGACCACAGGTTTCGATCATCCAGAAGTGGATCTGGTTGCGCTTGTTAGAGCGACAGCTTCGACTGGCTTGTATGTTCAGATGGTTGGGCGCGGGACGCGGATTGCTGACGGCAAGGAAAATTGCCTGATTTTGGACTACGGCCAGAATGTCGAGCGGCATGGCTTCATCGATAAGGTAAAGCCAAAGGACAAATCGGCAGGCGCGGGGGATGGAGAAGCCCCTGCAAAACAATGCGAGAGCTGCCAGACGATGGTTCACGCAGCCTGTCAGATCTGTCCATCGTGTGGGTTTGAGTTCCCTGCTCCGACACTCAACCACAGCGCAAGCAGCTATCGTGGGGCCATGCTATCGTCACAGGTGCAGTCTGAGTGGGTTGACGTTGATGACGTTAAATATCGTCGGCACAGCAAGGCTGGTAAACCTGACAGTGTGAAAGTCACTTACAAATATGGTTTTTTTGAAGAGGTCTCGGAATGGCTTTGCCCAGATCACGGCGGCTATGCGTCAGGCAAATATCAGCAGCGTAAGCGCTTATTAAATTCTGAGGCTGACACGACTGATGACGCCCTAAACGAATGTCATTTTTGGACAACGCCCAGTCGAATAAAAATTAAACCATCCACCCACAATCCAAAATATAAAGAGGTTGTAGAGTTTGATTATACCCAAGTGGAGATAAAAAATGAGGCGCAAAGTAAGGACTTCAATCGTTTCGGTGACGAGATACCCTTCTGAACACGATGAACAGGTTGGATTTGTTAATTGGTTTCGAGCTAAGTTTCCAAGAGTTTTGATATTTGCCATTCCAAACGGCGGCAAGAGATCGATCTCTGCTGGCAAAAAGTTCAAGGCAGAGGGTGTTGTGGCTGGGGTTCCAGACCTGTTTATTCCTGAGTGGAACTTGTGGGTGGAGATGAAACGAGAACGCGGTGGGCGACTTTCCCCCGATCAAAAAGATATGATCGCCTACCTTGAGGGGATTGGCCACTGCGTGGTTGTGGGCAAGGGCGCGAAGGATGCTTCGAAGCAGATTATGGATTTTAAAAAATGAAATTAAAATATCACTGGACAATTAAAGACGATGGACTGAATATTTATGAAGAAGGGGTGAGGGTTGCGAAGATCGATCCTGATCAATTCAAACATTTAGTTGCAGAATTAACAGAGCATTTAAGGTGGCAAGAAACTATAGAAGGATAGAAAAATGGGTGATGAATCTTTACGGCCAGAGCAGAAAGCGCACTTGAGATTTTTGAGACAGCAAGTTGATACATGCCAAACCGAGGCTCTTCGAATTGTCGCTCACCCCAACGTCACGCAGGACATGTTCAGAGCATGTAATGAATTAAAAAAATACAGAAAATCCTTACAGCGCGAAGGCGTAAAAATTTAATTTAAAAAAAATGCACTTCCTCTATTGTAATCTGTGACAGATGTCATATGTTAGTTGTGTAGAGAGAGATAATTATAAAGGACGAAAAAATGACAACTCAAAGACCAATCGCTGAAAAATATCTTTGGAACACAATCAATAAGGAAATTTTGGAAATTTCAGATAGTTTTGATGAAGCATCTTGGAGACTTAAAGATTTTTCTGAAATGACTTGGGCAAAAGAAATCAACGCTAAAGAAGAAATTATTTCGTTGATGGCAGAAGCAAAAAATTTAGCCGGAAAAATTAAAAACTTAAAATACGAAGTATAAATCAAGTAGAGAGAGGAAACACTATGAAAAATGTAAAAATCAAACCAGTCAACAATGGTAAAAAAGCAGCAGACCGCAATCGCTACTGTGGCCCAGCCGTCATCAGCGCAGTCACTGGTATGACTACTGGAGAGGCTGCTCGACTGATTCGTCATGTTGGTGGACGCAAATGCATCAAAGGCTCAACTACACATGAAGTCATAAGATCTCTTGAGATGTGTGGCATTAGAGGTCAGCACAAAACATTTGGACTTGATCTTGATCGTAGCAGTGGAGTGACACTAGCTGGCTGGCTCAAGTCTACAGTCAAAGAACGCACAGCCAATCGTGTGTTTTTGATCGTTGCTGGTTGGCACTGGCAACTGGTTCAAGGACGCCGCTACGTTTGTGGGATTGTTGGTGATGTGGTCAGCATCAAAGACAAAAAGGTAAAACGCCGTGCGCGTGTAGCCGAAGTCTATGAGCTTACATCAATGGGCGCGATTACTAAACCCAGCGAGGCTATAAAGCCAAAGCGTGTGGCGTGTGGTGCAGACAGGGATCGTGGCAAAGCTCAACGCCTAGCAAAGAAGATGGGCATGGAGATCACCATTGAGCGTTCTGGGTATGGAGATAATGCGTACTGGATCGATTACGACAGTGAAGACGATTATGCAGATCTTGGCGTAATCGAAGGCCACTGCTCGTATGCTTGGTGGGAAGTTTTGGGGAAGCTCCAAGAAATTGAGCGGCACCAACAAAAAAAGGCAGCATAAATTAATTGGGGCTTCGGCCCCTTTTTTTGCCTACCCCCCCTTGTAATCTGTGACAACTGTCACTATCTATAATGTATAGAGAGAGAGGAAATCAAAATGACACGCATCGACACACACCGCCCAAGCGCCATAGAGCCCAGCGAATACGCATTTGTATCTTTCCACAGCCATCGCGCCGATGATGTATGGGAATCAATTTCAGAGCAGCAAGCGTTTCGCTCACACATGATATCGACTGGCGCAAAATTCTCCACCCATAGCCATGGTGGTTCGTGCCATGTGTGTGGCGCTCACGCTTATACCGTAGCACGTTTTCATCACGCGCCCACAAACACTTATGTCGAGGTTGGCGAAATCTGCGCCGA